GATGTTCTTCGATTGGTGCCCACCTGATTGGATCGAAAGGATGCCGACCAAAGATGAGAACACTTGCGTATTCAAGAACGGGTCCAAAGTGGACTTTCGATACATCAATCAGAGAGGCCGTCAGCAGGCAGACGGACAGACGACCAGCAATCTGCTCAGCGCGTCGTATGATTGGATTGGCATTGATCAGGTCGAGGACCCTGAAATTACGCATAAGGATATACTTGATCTATTGGGCCGCTTACGTGGCGATACGCCATATCGTCCGGTTGATGAAGACGACCGTACAATGCCGAATACTGGCCCGCGTTGGATGATGCTGACGTGCAACCCAACAGCCAATTGGGTATTCAAGGAACTCATTCATCCGTACATGGTATGGCGGGATCGAAAGATTAGAATGCCAAACCTCGCAGTCGATCCTGTGACGCATGAATGTGTGATCGAACTGTGGGAAGGCTCAACGTACACCAATAAGGACAATTTGGCCGCAGACTACATCAACACACTTGAGGCGATGTATCATGGTCAAATGAAGGAACGTTTCTTGATGGGTGGCTGGGCCGCGTTTGAAGGCTTGGTGCATCCTGTATTTGATATCCGTATTCACGGTCTAACGAGGCAGGAGGCATTGGATTACCTTGGAGATTGTCTCAGTCAGCATGTTCGAGTCAAATTAGTAGAGGGTTATGATTTCGGGCTCAGTGCTCCGACTGTGTATATGGTTGGCTTTGTAGACTCATGGGGCCGTGTAATTGTCATCGATGGGTTCTACAAACCGAACCTCAACTACACGGAGCATAAAAATGCGATTGACACCATACGCGGTCGTTACATTAGTAGTTTTGGTGGCAAGCTTCGCCTTGATGACCCTATTAATGCTGACCCTTCTATCTATCGGCAGCAGGTAGTGAAACACCACGGCGAGACAGGAGAGACGATTGCTCAGTTGTTGGAGAAAGAGGACCTCATTCTACGTCCTGCATCTAATGATATCGTTTCGGGAATTGCTAAGATCAATGCTTATTTGGCTGATAGGGAGGGCGTGCCGCACCTGACCTTAGACGATAGACAAGCTGGTCCGATGTTGTACGTCGTCGATGATCTATCTTGGTTCCAAGACGAGATCGCCAATTACTATTGGAAGCGTGACTCTCAATCACGCATGCTCGATACACCACAAGATCACAACGACCACGCGATGAATACACTCAAGTACATGCTGGCGTTCCTGCCGCAGCCAAGTGAGATACGACCTCCGATAGCTATTTCACAGAAGCCGTGGATGAAATGGCAAGAGGTTGAAGTTTCGAGGTTCTAAGGCCCTATATCTAGTGTGAGTCAAACAAGGTTCTGTACAAATGGCGAATAACCTCACAGACGACCCCGCAGACAGCACTGATGTCTATGAGGTTAACACACCGGAGGAGGAGGCTGCTGCTCAGTCGTTCGAGCCGCAGCCTCTTTTCCGTGTTTACGAAGAGAGTAAAATCCCTGTAGGTAAGACCATTGGGCCTGCGTGGAAGAAACGTCTCGACTCGGCGATGGCGACATACGAACAGACACACCTCATCTGGAATGAGGTTTTTGGTTATTACAACAATCACCAAGGCAAAGCTCAACAGACTGTCATGGGCACATTCAAACGCGGTGACAGTACAGAGAACGTGATTTACTCGAACCTAAACGTTATGCTGCCTGCGGTGTATAGCAAAGACCCGCATTTTAGCTGTTCGACCACAGACGGTAGGGATGAGGATTTCTGCAAGGCCCTTCAGGACGTGCTCAATACTCTCATGCGCCGCAAGGATAAGCTGGGCGCAAAGCAGAAGATCAAACGTGCTGCTGGGTTCGCACTACTAACCAATTTCGGCGTTCTCAAGCTCGATTGGACGAAGAAGCAGGACTCACGAGAGCTTGCATACTTCGAGCTTGAGCGCATTATGCAAGCAATGAAGGAAACAAAGAAACAAGAAGACCTCGATATGCTCTACGGGCAGCTAGAGGCCCTTGAGCAGAACATGGAAGTGATGAAACCGGGAGGTCCGGGACTTAGCAACATCCTTCCACAGAACCTAATCATCGATCCGAATGCCGAACAGACAGATGGTGCAGATGCCAACTGGATGATCGAGCGTACCATGCTCGCGACGAACTATCTCAACGCTCAGTTCACGAAACCTGACCCGGACACTGAGGGTACGAGTGGTGCGTCGCGGGTATTGGTATACAAGCCGACACATAAAGCCGTCTTCACCGGTGGAGAGGGTGAGCGCGACGAAGGCTTGGGCGTAGTGATGAAAGCTATTGAGTCCAATACCTCTGTAACTGAGCACACCGATGAAGAACGTGCTGCATATCTTGAGATGTATTATACCGAATGCTACTACGTATGGGACCGACCCACGCGACGGGTTATGCTCTTTGCCGGTGAAGATTGGACGTGGCCTATTTGGGTTTGGGACGCCGCTGATCTGGTTAATATCACACGGTTCTTCCCATACTTCGTCATTGGTTACGGGTTCAGTTCTGGTGGAACTGTCACTGTTGGTGAGACAGCCTACATCCTCGATCAGCAAGATGAAATCAATCAAATCAACAGGCAAGTTGCGAAAATCCGTCGGTCCATATTCAACTACTTCTATTACAACTCGTCCAAGATCAACAAAGACGATGCGGAGAAATTCCTCAAGGCACTGATGAGCCCATCGGATGACGGGGAGCATTTCCTCGCAGTAAGGGCAGGGGACAATAAAATCGCTGACCTTATCGAGTCCATAAAGCCTCCTGCATTGGATTATGAGGCACTGTTCGCCAAAGACCCAGTGCGTCAGGCGATGGACAGGATCACGAACACGAACGATGCCCTTCGTGGTGTACAGTTTAAGGCGTACACGAACGAAAGTGCGGTTGAAAGCTACCAAGAGAGTCTGCGTTTGAGTATCGGCGCTAAGGTAGACGTGATTGAGGACTCGGTTGCTGATTTAGCGTACAGCCTGGCTGAATTGTGTGTTCAGCATCTTACCCAAGACGAGGTTAAGGGTCTTATCGGTGAGCAACGTGCTGAAGCTTGGCAGGAAATGTCCCCGGAGATGTTCAATTCTCAATACACACTCATGCTTGTGGCTGGCTCGATGGAGAAGCCGAACAGTGTGTTCAAAAAACGAGAGGCTATCCAAGCAGCGCAGGCAATTGGCCAGTTTGCGCAGGCTGCTCCAGGGACAACACTGTGGATTATGCTAGATCTGTTCTCCAAGGCTTTCACAGACATTACCATCAAGCCCGAACAGTGGGATATGATGCGTAAAGAAATCAGTGCCACGATGCAGCAAGGTGTAAGTACAGGTGCTGCCGTTGGCGGAGTTGAAGGACAGCCTGCCGCACCGGGATCAACACAGCAGGGTATGCCTGCTCAGGGCGCTCCCGGTGCGGCTGGGGCAGGGGGAGGTGGACAGGCTGAACAACTCCTCGCAGCACTGCCGCCTGAAGCGAAGCAGGTTCTCATGCAGATGAAGCAACAAGGCGTGCCAACAGAGAAGATCATTCAGGCCGCAATGATGATGGCTCAGAAGGCACAGGGACAGGGTGGGCCACAACCTGCTCCAATGCAGAACGAAGCGCCCGCTGGCAACGTGGGTCAGCAGATGATGAACGGCGGAGGGGCTCAGGGCGGGCCAACTCCTCCCGCAGCACCGTACTAGTTTGAGTCAAACAAAGGAGAACAACATGGCTCCCCGCGACAATGCACTAGCTCAAGAGACTGTTGCTACGAATTTGGGCCTCACTGCTGATGATCTTGGCGTATCTGAGTCTGACGGTGATGCGTTGGATACAGGAACCGATGACTCAGCAGATGGAACTGGATCAGTCGAAACAGACGGAGGTAGATACACCGACCGCGGCGATCCAGATATGGGTGAGGGTGAAGACAAACCCACTCGACGGGCTCGTGACCAATACGGTCGTGAGCCCAGGCAACGTAAACAGGAGCCTCAGCAGCAACAGCCTCAGCGTATTCCATCATCGGCAGAGGTCCGCCCGGATGCGAAGGGCAATCTAGTCGATGCCCGTGGGAATGTCGTTGCTCGTGCTGGTAAGGAGGCTCGATTCTATCAGCAGGCAGCGAACGCTCATCGTCAGCTTATGAGCGTGCAGTCGCAGGCACAGGCGCAGGTCATGGATTTGACCAATCGTCTCAACAGGGCCATCGAAATCGGTAAGGAGGTTTACGGTCGTTTTGAGCAGCTAAACTCACAGAATGCCCAGATGAAACAGATGGGTATCTCGCCTCAGGAGCAGATCGAGGCAATGCAACTTGTTGCAATGTCGAAGACCAATCCTATCCAAGCGTTGAAAACTGTCTTGACTCGGGCAGCGGCAAATGGTATAGATTTGTCTGAATTGGGGATCAACGGCGGCTCAGATACCAAGTCTCTTGTCGATCTCCTTCGTAATGAAATCGGCCAACAGATGCAGCCCCTTCGGCAGCGCACCGAAGCGGAGCAACGCCAACAACAACAACATGCAGAGCAAGCCAAGGCATTCGGCGATGCCAAGGTACACGTAGCTCAATTCTTTGCGCAGAACCCGGATGCAAGACAATACCTTCCGGTGATGGATGCTGTGCTCCAACAGTCC